CTCACAATTGCAAAGTCAAGAATGTATGCTGCATTTTTGGCTAACCATGCTGCATTAGCAGATTCTTGAATCTTGCTGTTCATGTCTCGCGCATTGGAAGTATTGGCCGCATCCAGCTTGGCATATTCCAATTCCAAGTCGGCTAGTTTTTGGGCTGCTTGCGGGTCTCCAGCGATGGCTTTCGCCACGGCCTCGACAGAATCAGATACGCCAAATTTAGCGGCAATAGCAGACACAGCAGCACCGCCCAAAGGGCCAGCAACGGCGGTAGCCAAAAGAGGCGCAGCGCCCCTGAGGAGAGAAAGTAGTTCATTCATATGGGCCTTTCAAAATGGTAGATAACTCAACGCTTTGTCCATCGCACGTTTTGCCAGCGGCTCAGGCAAGGCTTTGACAAAATCCAAGAACCACCATGCGCACATGATGTAACAAGCGATTTTGAACCACTGCTTGAACCCGTCAACGATCTCTTTCATGTGCATCCGTACTTGTTGCAGTGCAAGTAAAAATAGATGCCGCCCCACGTAATCAGACCGACCAAAGTTAAGCTGAGAACTGTCATCAAGATAGCGTCAATGGCTTCTTTCATCTCACTCTTCTTTTTTGCAGCAGCAACACGTTCGGCTCTTGCTTGCTCGGCAGCTTCAGCCTCCATCTTTGCTGAGCGGCCTTTGATTTTTGTCCACACGTCTATCTTGCCCGAGCTGAAAAACAAATTCTTGAGCTGTTCTTCAAACTCACGGGCCTGTTCAAGCGCCATTTCTAGCTCAAGCGCCTTGCCCATGGCCGAGCCTTTAAACCCGCCTGCTTTGGCTGTTTGAACGACTTGGATGGCGTTTACTTTGGCATCAAAGTATTTGCCTAAAACAGGGCCTAGTGAACTGATGTCATTGGCAGTCTGGGATGCTTTCTTGACCAGCTTGATGGCAGACTGGACGGCATCTAACGCAGCAAACGGGTCAATTGGAATCATGGCTTATCGGCTTTGCCGTCCAGTTTGTCAAAGATTTGCTTGAGAATGGTTTTTACTTCAGCTATGTCTGCACGATAGTCGTCTTTAGCCACATAGTTGTGAGGCAGGTCATTGAGCTTGTCTTCAAGTTTTTGAATTTTTGCTGTAGTTGAGTTAAACACGTACACAGCCAGAAACCCGCCAACAGATACAACAATGTTGAAAAGTTGCTGGTTATCCATTTATGCCACCCACGGTACGCCAGCGGCCTGTACTGGGTTCTTTTGCAGGTCAATCTGGCTTTGCAGGCTGGCTTCAGTGGCGTCTTTATCCACGCCGTTAGCCCAAATCCAGTTCAGTACTTCTTGCTCTGTCACGCTTGCGTAAGGGACGGATGGCGTAGCAGCGGCAAAGCTGCAAGTGGAATAGGCAGAGGCCGTGTAATCGCCGTCAGTTGCGGTGCAAGTCCAGTGCGCACAGAAAATAAATCCTGTTGCAATGTCGTAGTCTGTGACCGGAATGGCCCATTTAAAGTTTGTCATGATTTTTCCTTTGGGTTATTTGGCTTCAAGCGCTGCCAATCGGGTACGGAGACTTTGAATTTCCTTGACCAACATGGGTACAAGTTTAGAGTAGTCCACTGCCATCATTTCTTCTGGGTCAGCGGGTTGGTGTACGGCTTCAGGAGCAACGGTCACAAGTTCTTGGGCAATAAAACCAGCACGTTGGTGCGTTTGATCTGTTTTCCAGTCATAGCTACGAACTTGGATTCCATCGATGACGCTACCAAACTCAGGCGAGTCAACAATGTTTTCTTTTAGTCGCTGATCGGATGTGACGTTGAAAAGAACTGCTGTTGTTCCTGATTGGGTAATGGAGCCAATTTGACCACCATTATATGCAAACGAAACATAAGCAGCACCTGCAACAGAACCAGTTATATGCCCAAGTGCAAGATATGTTGTTCCACTATTGAAGTTTACGCCAAGACCTTGCGTTGGAGTGCCGCCTGTTGTTGTAGTCCCCACCATAAAGTTTGCAGAACCATCTATGCGTGCGGCTTCTGAACCATTTGTAGTAAAGCGAACAAATGTGTTTCCAATTGAAGCCAATTCCATTCCACTTGTGGTTGCAAATAGATAGCCTGTGTTTGTGCCTGCGCTACCAAAAGACAAAACTGAAGTGGAAGAGCCGTTAATAGTAATATTTCCACGACCAGCACCAGACACAAGCGCAGAGGTTCCACCAACGATAAAATTCCCACTGGAGTCTATACGGGCACGTTCTGAACCACCAACTTGAAATGCAAGTGCAGTTGTTGCATCGTTAGTTTGAATTGCAGGAGTACCTCCACCACCATTGGCAGTCATGGTAATCTTGTTTGTTCCACCTGCTTGAGCAGTTACAAATGAAGTAGTGCTTGCGTTTAAAGTTAATCCAACATAACCAGCACCATACGCATTAGGACTTGTAGTCCCCACACCCAAATTCCCACCAGCATCAAGCGTCATTGCTTGGGTGAAGGTGATGGCGTTACCTGCTGTGCCGGAGGGGGCGTTGAACCAAGAGTGAGCGCCAGCATTTTGAACATAGCGTGTCGATACGCCAGTGGTTGTGTAAATGTAGTTAGTACCGTTAAAGTATGTGTTTATACCAACATGAACAGCGCCACTGTTGTATTGTCCAAAATACGATCCACCGCCCATCTGAATAACTTTAAACCCAGAATCCCAAGCACTAGGAGGAGCACCCAAGCCAAGGTTGCCTGCGGAGTCCATTGTCATGTTATTGTTCGTACCTGTTACAAATGACAAAATTGCATTTGAACTGCCGCCATAAGCAGAGCCATAAACACCAATATAAGCAGTGCTATCTGAGTTTGCAAAGAAAGAACGGCCTGTTGTTGCAGGGCCATATGTCCATGCTGTACCAGATGTGCCTAATTTGATGTTGCCGTTAACAGTCAACTTCTCAGACGCCGTAGTCCCCCCAATAACCAGACCTGTGTTGGTCAGGCGCATTTGTTCGGATGCTGCAATTTGCCAAGCCTGATAGCCGCCGCTTGCTACGTTGTACGTCAACGCTGGCGAAGCAGCACCATATCCACCTACAATTTGTGCATAGTTTGTTGATGCTGCATAAAACGACAACTGAGCCGCAGCGTTTGCGCCACCGCCAGTGTTTGACAAACGCAAAAGTTCAAGCGTTGCCCCTGTTGATGTGCCAGAACTTGTTAACAACGTCCCATCAAACGTCAGCGCAGACCCCGTAGCCAATGCACTTGTAGAGCTTGCGTAGACAACACCGTTAGCTGTGAAGCTGGTTAAACCTGTGCCGCCTGATGTTGTAGGCAATGCCGTGCCTGACAAACCAAATGCCAATGTGCCAGATGTGGTGATTGGGCTACCGCTGACAGACAAGAAAGACGGAACAGTTGCTGCGACCGATGTAACCGAACCAGCACCAGAACCCGCGCCAATAGCCGTGCGGAAAGCCGATGCTGTCAATGCGGAAACAGTGTTATCAGCGTTAAATTGCGGAAACGTAATTGCGGATGGGTTTGTCAGCGTAAACAAATTGCCGCCAACCGTAGTTGCGCCAAGGTTTGTTCGTGCTGCTGCCGCTGTCGTTGCGCCTGTGCCGCCGTTAGCAGTAGGAACAGTTCCCAAAGAGATAGTATTGCCAACAATTGTGATTGGTGATGTTGCCGTATATGCCGTACTGGTCAATGGGCCAACATCAGATACTGTCCCGTTTGTGTAAGTGATTCGCAAATACTGAAAAGTTGAAATCGTCACCGGAACGATTGAAACAATGCCGTTACCCGCAACCCCACGGTCAACCGTGACTGTATTGCTTGCAGTAGGCATAACTTTTAAAGTCAGGTTGTTTGCATCCGTGACTGTGACTGAAATTGGCCCCATGATTTTTCCCTTAACTGATGTTGATGATGCCGTCAGAACGGACAAGGAACATAAGGAAAATGATTACATCGTCCTGTGGATTGCTTCCACCAGCGGGAAAACTAATTTTGATGCGTCCAGAAAAACAAACGCAATCGTTAAGGTTGATTTGCAATTGAGGGTCACCAGCAACAACAGACCATGCCGATTCATCAATTACCAAAGTAAACGCACCGTTCGCATCTACTCGATTGGAAATTGTCAGGTTGATTGTGGTCGGGGTCGGGGTGTAATTTCCTATATCAAAGGAAAGCCCCGTTCGCGTATCCGTAAGGTTTGAAACCGTCCTACGGATAACTTGCGCGTCAATGGTTGCACCAGTTAGGCTAACTGGTGTTGTGCCGTTTGTAAGAGTTAAATTCCAGTATGTGTGTTGGTTATAGACCAACTCGCTGGACAACAATGGTGAGTCAAAACCCGAAACTTGGGTGATGACGTTCTTGGAAAAGACGGGCATGATTGATTCCTGAACTCAGGTTAGTGACATGTCCTACTTACAAGCAGGGTACGGTGTCATGTCTTGTGGGGCAATTATGCCTTAGAAATTTATCTAAGTGTATAAAGAACTAGGCAAACTTGGGACAAAAAGATTGTTGTAATTTCCTTGACTATATGTTGCTGGACTTAGTGGGCCAGTGTAGTCTCCAATTAGTCTATAAACATAAAACAATTGAGTCTGAAAACTAGAGCCATTTCGCCTAGAACCACCATAATAATAATCTTCATTTGTTTGCAAAAGACCATTTCTTGATAATCTTGTTTGAAAATATTGAGGCACAACGGAAACTGGCGATAAATCTGAATAGGCACTTGTAAATGTTTTTATTGTTCCAATAGGTTCAGAGCCGCTTCCAATTGGAAAAGAAACATTTTGTGCAATATTACTAATAAACATATTAGCAACATTTGAATCGTAAGTAATATTTCCAGAGGCATCCCACAAATGAATTCCATAATTTGAATTTATTGCTGTTGCACCATCTAAAGCAAATATATATACATCAGGCATTACAGGTGAAGATGAAGAAAATACATCGGCATTCATGGTAAATGATGATGTAAATGATTCAGGCACATAAGTGTCATCAATACTAAACCATGTGTCATAACCAGTTGGAAGGCTAAATAAAATATATCTTTTACGTGCGCTTGAAACTGATGGTATTGTTATTGAACACGTATACCAATTATAAGTGTTTGGATTTAAGATTGCACCGTTATTACTAATTGACCATGATGAAGAATTTAGTTTTTGTAAATATTGTGGTGTTTTATAAACTCCGCTAATAATTCTTTCTCCAGCATCGTTAACAGTCAATATTCCATATGTATTTGTTTCAGTTGTATATGTAGAAAATACAATAAATGAACTATCGGTAAATGCAATATATCCTGAAGTTATTGCAGTTAAAGTTAATGTTGCATACCCACTTCCATCAGTTCCAATGCTGTATGAATGGCCTCCCGGAATTGATTGAATCAATCTTAAATAACTTCCACCGGGTACATTTGCAAATGTATATGTTTGACTTGTCCCTGCTGATTGTGTAATTGCTTGTACAAATAAAGCGCCAGCAGGTGTTGTTGGTGAAACAACGGGCGTGCCACTTAAATTATTTATTTGAAATCCAAAAGTCATGCTGTTAAATCTCCAATCTGTACACGCAAAACACCAGCAGAATCGTAAACTTTAATTACGTTGTTTTGCATTAAAAGCCTTGCGCCAGATGTTCCGCTTTGAATAGTTGCATTTCCTGATGAATCAACAATAAATTTACTATTAATATTTAAACTGCCAGCAGTAATTGCCCCTAAGTTTGAGTTAATAGCAGATAAAGAAGATACGTTTATATTTGAAGCAACAACAACTTGACCGTTTAAAGTTATTGTTGTTCCATTATATGTAATATTGTTTGTAGAATTACCAACAGCAAAATTACCTGAGGAATAAATTACTGCACCCGAACCCGTCATTGTTGTGCCGCTAATTGCTGCGGTGTTAGATTGAATTGTTCCGCTTACTGTCAAATTACCTGTGTTGGCGGTAATAGCAGATAGACTTCCAACCTTTAAGTTTGAAAGGTAAGGCACGTTCCAAGTTGTTTGAGTTGTGCCGGGGTTATAAATACCGTCTGATTGAAACAATGCTTCACCAGCAGAAAGGGTTGGTGGCGTTGCTTGCCAAACTTCAGCGCCGCCCCATTCGTTTGTGGGTGGGAAAGCACCCGCGCCAGTTGTGACGTAATACGCTGGAGTTGAATTTAACGATGTTAAAGTTGATTTGGCATAACAGATTCTTGAACTTAGACCGTCAATTCCGTTTGCACCGTTAGCCCCGTTTGTACCGTTTGTTCCATTTGCACCGTTAGCTCCGTTTGTACCCGCATATCCCGATGCAATGATGCTAGACAAGCCCCAATTGATTGTGGTGGTGGTTGCCGTAGCAGTATCGGAAATGTTTACAGTCGCCTCCCAAAGCGTATAACCAGCACTAGGCGCTGTCGTAATTGATTGCGACCAACCTGATGGGGTGGGCGTAAAGGATATAGTTGACCATGTATAAGTAGATGTACCAGTTGGGTTTGCGGGTATCGTAATAGCCCATTGATAAACTTTAGGACTTGCTGTTTGCAAACCATTGGTTCCATTCGTTCCCGGTGTTCCATTGGTTCCGTTTGCTCCGTTTGCAGTGACTGAGGCCACTGTTACACCAGAAGTCCAACTGATTGTTGAAGTTGTCGTTCCCACAACAACAACGGTTGGTTTAATGGCTGTCCAAAGCTGTACGCCAGCCGTTCCGGGATTGGTCGGAATTGAAGTTGTCCAACCACCGCCGCCCGTGTAACTTGAATTTACTCCAGTTGCCCATGTGTAGGTAGATGAACCAGTGGTTGCGGATGGTGTTGTTACCGACCATTGATAAAGTGTAGGATTTGCAGATTGATTGCCGTTAGTGCCAGAACTTCCAGTTGCGCCTTGATCTTGAAAGACGTACTGAAGAATTGCGGTTGCACCTTGAGTAACAGCGCCCAAAGATGATTTATAACGAACAGGAACCGTTAAGGTCGCAGGGGATGAACTCATTGCAGTTGGAATTCCCCATTGTGCAAATGAGCCACCATCAGTAATTGAGCCAAGGGTTAATCCGCTGGTGGTTGTAATGTCTGCATTGCCCGTAGTGGATGAGCCGCCAATGCGCCATGTATTATTGACAAACAACGAATCAGAATCTGTTTGCGATGTTACAAAATCAATTGCACCACCCGCCGCAGAACCATATAGTTGAGTAATCAATCCAGTAAATGAAGGAACAAGGGATGAGTTCCTTGGCACTTGCATTGTTACTGGACTGAATGTTGCCAAGAATGTACCCGCAACAGCCGATGTGGTTGGGTTTGGATTCCAGACAAAACTTGTAGACGTTGCTGACAATGCAGACGCGCCTGTTTCATTTGCCACTTTAAAAGCAAAATAATAAGTATCTGTTGGAAGATTTAAGTTAGTAAACGTGACACTTGTAGATGGCGCAAAAGGTTGTGAGTTTGTAGCATTCTGGAAACTCCAAACTTTCCAATCTGTTGTGCTTGGACTTGATACGTTTGTATAAAACAAAGTAATTTCAGTTGTGCGTCCGGTTGCTGGAACTCCACAAACAACATCAAAATGCGGAATGGTTGCCGTTGTGTTGATATTTGCAACCGTTGGCGCTACCAAATTAGTAAAGAAATTAGGGTTTGATAAGTTGCTGTTTGGTGTTGCTGAAAATGCCGTGATTGAAGCATCATCGTAAACCAAAACATTGTATTCATTAAGTTCCAATGAAGCGCCCAAATTTCCATCAGGCAAAGAAGCCTCAGAAACTTTTATTACACGGAACAGTTTAGACGACCATCCATATGCAGCGTTAGTTACACTAATAACATCACCAGCATCAACTTGAATGCCGTTATAGGTTGTTGCAAAAGTAACAATCAAATCTTCACGCGCTTGTTCAAGCATTCGATTTGCAAGATATTGCGCTTGCACAGAATCATTGACCAAGCTCAAAGTAATCGTATATTTGTTTACTGGTTCATTAGCAAACAAAAGACCAGATGGAGTATTCAGATATACGTAGTCTGATTGGTCGCGGTTTAATTTGCTTGGAAATTGCGCTTGAATTTGGTTAATGCTTGAAGAAATATCAAAAGCACTTACGCGAATTTCACCAACAATATTTGAATCATCAAAAGCAAATGATGCTGAGTCGGCTTTGTTAATAACAATTGCCCATTTGCCTGATGCGGCATTGTATTGATTCCACGAATCACAAGCCAACATAATTTGGTCAAGGTTAGACAAAACGTCTTGACCCGTATCCAATACGCCGTTAATGCGGTAACGCGCTTGAGTTGCTGAACCACCCGCTGCTGGCGTATAAGTAATTGTTTGATCTGAATATGTATTTAATGCGGTAGCGGTTGCTGAATCAACAATAGTTGAATTCATTGCACAACCATATCGAGTATTGGTTATGTAGTCATACCAAACATCACCGGGTTTAGCTACGCCTGTGCTATTCAAATATTGCGAGGCTTTAAATGTGATGGCTTGCATTTGCGTTGTGCCAGCATCACGGTTATAAACCATCTTCACAATTGCAAATGCTGTACCATTCATTTGGCGACCACTAGAAGGCCAGCGTTGAGCCACGGCAATATCAGAGCCTCCCATTACAGAATTAGGCAATGCAGAGCCGTTTAATGCGGTAATCGTTCCAGCTTCATTTGAAGTGTACAAGTAAATATTCAGATTGCCAGAAATCTTTGTTTGTACGTTGCCAGCACCATCAGTTAAGCTAACTACTTTACTTTGATCGGTTCCGTCAAAAGTAATTATTTGATCTTGCCAATAAAATTTAGTTCTATCAAAAGAGAATTGTCCATTAGGACTGACTTGTGATACAGCCAAAACGTAATACATTGTTTTTTGATCGGTAGACAAAACCGCATCAACGAATATACCGCCAAGGTATGCGTCACCGTAAACAATAGGCAAACTGTTTGTAGTTGCTGGTGGAACTTGCTGACGAACACCATTATCTGTATTTGAATTAGCTGATGACGAACTAAATGCGCGAGTCACAATCATTGATACTGCAAAGTTAATTGCAAATCTCGCTATCAATAAATATGCGCCAGTTAATTCAACTCCAATTGCGGCAAGTATTAGCGTTGATGGCATTTTTAATCCCTAAAGAAAGTGGCTTCAAGCGGTTTGTATCCGCGCTTGGTGTAGTCTATTAAAGGAGAGTTTGCCATTACCGTGGTGCAGACAAAATCAACCCGCTTATTGTTTAGCATATCTTGTGCAAGTTCATCAAACTTTATCCACAACCGACCGCCAATTGACTTGCCTCGATGCTCTGGCATTACCCACCAAGCCAATTCGCGCAACTCAAGAATTCTTGGACACCAAACATTGTTGGTGATGATTGCGGCAATCATGCCCCGATGGTCATCATCAATCAAAATGAATCCACGACCATTAAGCATTTGAAAAATCAAACTGCTTACATGATCGGAATTATGGTTCTCAGGATTGGCTAAAACACGCACAGGAGCCTCTTTAGCGTATTCCCGCATCATCCACACCAGCGCAGGTATATCGTGTCTTGTAGCTTGTCTTATCATTCAGCGCCACCACCACCTTGCCAATCAGAAGGCGCTTCTGTTGCAGATTGACTACTCATAATAGGTGGCGAACCAAAATCAAAAAATGTGGATGCAATGACGGGAACTCTATCCATGCTTGTATCTCCGGGATAAAAGTTTTTCCATACAGTAGGATTTGTTTTTAAACCACTGATTCGGTTTTGCAAGATTGTTCTGAATGATGAACAACTGATAGAACAAGTAGCCACACGGCTACGCATTTGTTGATTCCAATCTTCAGTAATAGAAAAATTACCAACATAACCTTGGTATCTTTTAAAGAATTGAAGCGTTGGCGTTGTAATAATTTGATTATTTGAATCAAAAAACCCGCGCCATACTTCAACCAAAGAACCTTTAATGTCAGCGCCAAGAATGATTGCTACGTTAGCACCATCCACGCCCGTCAAGCTGATGGTCAAATCACCACTTGTTGCTTTGGTTTCACGCTTAATGTCACCGATAGAAAGCAAACTTCCCAAGTTGCTATACGTAATTCCGCTAACCGTGATGGGTTGAGCCGCATTGCAAAATGTATAAGTTGCAGTTGCAGTAGTGAGTTGAATAAACTCGCCATAGTTAATTGATGGGCTTTCAAGAGCCGCAATTGTTGTACTCATCCTGTAATGTCCTCTCTAAAGACAAATGGCGAGTCCCATTGAACAAACGCTCCATTCGTCATTGGGTTAAGTGTATACGTTGGACAAGATTCTGCCAACATATAAAACGTACAAGCATTGCCTACAGCAGTTAAAGTTCCAATGCTTACTGTTCCGATAACTGGACGATGCAATGTAACTGTTACCGTAGAGCCAGAACCTCGCAAAACATCAGCAGTTACTTTATAGGGATACAAACCCATTTGAAGAAAATCACCAGCCTTAAAAACATTAGCTGATGAAGAAACAGAAGGTAGATTTCCAATTGTAATGGTTGTTGAATTTGCAACAGGCACAGAAGCCAAAGTCAAAGCCGCCGCTTGAACTAAGGTTAAGTTACCCTGATAAGAATCAAACCAAGACAAATTGGCACTTGCAAATGAAATTGATTCTGGCAATTGTCGGTCTTTGTTGTCAATCGCTTGAATTACATTTCTTACTTGTGGGTAATACAAATAGTTGTGAGGCGTAACAGTAAACACCCACGGCACAGATGTCAAATATTGCGCTACACGCATTTGACCTGATCGACTTACCTGTTGACCAACAGTCCTACGGTTATTAACCGACATTGACTGCTGAATCTCAAATATATCTTGAAAACCAGCCATTATGTTCTCCCTGTTGTTGTGGCAAGGCTTTTAGCGCCATATTGATTAGCTGCCCATACTGCTGTTGAGCTTCCCAACAAACGGTCTTCAAACGATTTGGTATCAATGGCATTTATGTAATTGTTTGTGACGTTGGTTGTACTGCCAGAATTAGCCAAAGAATTATTTGGAATAATTGTTCCTGAACCGCTAGGTACAAAAAGTTCCGGGCCTTTTTCACCAATCAAATATGGTGAACCACTAGACACAGAACCACCAACAGCTTTTGGAGTTAAATATTGATTAAATGATGAGTCTAATGCAGGGGCTGTTTGTGATGGCCCCATTTGCCCACCAGTAAATGAATTAATAAGCATGTTCATTAATCCAGTGGCTTGCGCTTTTAACTGAATAGCAATCAAATCTTGAATGATGCTTTTGGCTAAATCTTTAAATGACAGTTTTCCTGTCTTAACAAAGTTGTCAATGGCACTTGCCATATTTCCCCATACAGAATCATATGATTCTTTTAGTTTTTTAGCACTATCTTCAATTTGGACATTAAATGTCTCAAGAGCTTGTTGTTTATTTGCTTGGGAATTTAAAAATGCTTCATCTTCCTTGCCAATGTTTTCTTTACGTTGCAAATCGTATTTGTACTTTATTTCAGCAATCTTTTGTTCTTTTTCTGTTGCGGCAATCATTGAATAACGCAACTCCAAAAGACCTTTTTGTATTTCAAGATTTTTAGTTGCGCTAGTAGCCGCCAAACTTCTTTGCTCCATTTCTTTGCCTCTAGCATTAGCAGCATCAATTTCTGCTTGTTGAGCTTCTGCAATAACTTGAGCCTGTTCAATTCCACGCTTCATCCAGAACTGTTTAATCTTTTCTGCTTTTTCAGCTTCAAACTGAAGTTCTTTTTGGTCAAAAATGCGTTTGTTTTCAAGAGTAAATTTACCTTTTTCTGTTTCATTCTTTTGAGCCATTTCAATTCTGGCATCAGCAATTTTCTTATCTGATTCAAGAGTAAGTTTGCCTAAGTCAAAAGAAGCATTCATTGCAATAACAAACTTAGTTTCTGCAACTTGCTTTTCTAGCTCTCCAGCAAGTTGAGCGTACTTTGTTCCAAACTCTTTATAGTTTTTAATTGCAGCAGTATTTTTTTCTTCATCGGCAGCTTTTTTTGCAGCAGCCTCTGATTCACTAACTAGCTTCTGAGTAAGTACAGCAAATTCAGCTTGCTTCTTTGCAAGGGCTTCTCTGTTTGCGCTTCTGTTTGCCATACTTGATGTATCAGTACCACCAAGTTCAGAATTTAAACGAGCAATTTCAAGCCCCATTTTTGTCAATGATTCGGATGTTGTTTCTGGCCTACCAATGCTAAGAATTGCCTCTTTGACAATATTGATTGTGTCTCCAAGACCTTTCCACATTTTTTCAACAGTACCAAGTTGACGTTCTTGTGAAGACAAACTTTGACCAAGCAAATCCGATGTCAAAATAATTGCTTGTTGTGTTTTGCCTTGTAAGTCCAGAGCTTCAATTTGTTTATATTGAGCAAGCGTCAAGAAGTGATATTTATCGTTAAGAGACTTTGCGGAATTTGCAGTTCCATCTAATGAAGGAATTAATTTATCTGCCGCTTCTTTTGCGGTTAATCCACTTAATTTAGAAAATTGAAGAATAGTCCTAGATACAGAATCAAAAGATCGTTCCGAAAATGAGCCAGCTTCAGCAAGTGAGCCAATAACATCACGGGCTTTTGTATAGCCCATAGATAAATCATCGCCAATATTTTTGGAAAGCAATTGAATTTTGCTTGCAGTTGTTCCAGCAAAATTACCAGTCAAAATTAAATCATCACGCAATTTAGATGAATCTTGACCACCTTTATAAAATGCATACCCTAAAGCTGCAACAGAACCAACAGCCGCAGTCATGGCAACATTAAATGGTGTAATAAATGTTGCCAACATGCGGAACATATTTCCAAGGCCACCCATTGAATCTTTAAGCTGTCCACCTTGTTGAATTAAAGCAATCATTGGATTGCCGCCAGAAGCAAGCTGCGTGAACAAGTCAGTTGTTTGATAGGTAAGACTGAGCTTTTGTTGCTCATTCATTCCTGTTGTTACTTTCTTTTGAGAAGTAGCAATTGCTTCATATGCTTTAGCTTGGTCTAAAAGCTGTTGCTTCAACAAAGGTGAAGCATTCATAAAACGACCAGAGCTTAATTCTCTTTCTACAAGTTGAACTTTTGTAAGAGTTTTTCCGTAATCTTCTGTTGCATTTTTAAGGTCTGCCAAAGCACCAGCAGCCGCATTTGAATCACGTTTAATTGCCGCAGAAAGTTTCTTATTTTCTGAAATGGCTTTATCAACATCAGCAGCAAAAGAAGCCGTGTCAATGCCAAGGACAACACCAAGTCTAGCAATATTATTGGATGCCATTATTTGTTCCTTCTGCGGTTCAATTTCGCAACGTACTCAGGGATTATCGTTGATAGTTGGCTCCTAAGTGACTCAATAACTTGTTCTGCATGAGAGTCAAGTGCTGGACGTAAAAATGGCTGTGCAGTAGTTCTGGCATTCCCAAATTCTTGAGACAAAGAAACAGCACTTTTTTTTGCGGAAACAACTGAAATTACGGCATCAGTCTCACTGACATATTCCGATCTTTTATCTGCTTCAGTTGGAATTCTTGAATCCAACCTTATTGTATTTCTAAGGTGGATTGGGCCATCACTTTTGGAGTCATATGGGGCATCCATAGCCGCCGCATACAAAACAGGCATCATTGCTACATTAGCAGCTTTAGAAAGTGTTTGACGGGCCACCAAATCCGTCCGATACATTTGCCCAACAGCCAGCAACTGTTGTTCTAGTTCAGCGAACCCTTCCATTCGGAATGTTCTTGGATTTGGTGTGTATCCCATGTCAAACCTCGAAGTATGGTGCAGCGCCCGGACTCATGGACATAAAAGCCAGAAGCTGCTTTTGGGCTTGTGCTTTCTGTTCTTCTTCTGTCATTGGCGGGACAATGTACTCATGCGTTGATGGAAGAACATCTTTCATTGTAAACGCCTGAGAACCCTGCTTCATTTTCGAGTTTAAGTTGCCCGTAGTCAAGGCACTTAAAGCCAGAAGGATGGCCTTGTTTCCAAGATAACCATCACTTATCAATATCTCGATATTTCGCCAATCATCAGACGGAATATTATCGGGACACCCACCATGTGCCAGAACATATGCTCTAGCTTGTAGGTTAATGTCCCGGATTAGTTTTTTCTTGAATCTTTGTATCCGGGTTGGATTGCCTCAGAAATACAACTCAATAGTTCAAGCTGCACAGACATCGGCCATTCAGCTTCAACTTCTTCATAAGTCAGATCATCAAAGTTTCCAGCTTCAGGAACAAGCAACTTGATGTATTCAACAATTCGGGTTTCAACGGTCAAGATTGTGTTGACCAATTCCTTTGTGGAACGATTATCAACAACAACATCATCCTCTGAAATAACTACGCCTTCAATTGGTTCATCACGAAAACTACAAGTCATTTTGTCAAAGCGCAACTTGGCTTCAACTTCATCAACTTTGTTAATTCGCTCTTGGATTTCTTCCATTTCCTTAGACAAAGGAATACGAACTTTAAATGTGTGACCACCCAACAGGAACGTCTTAGTTCGCAATGCTTGGGATTGGTATTTGTCGCCAAAGGCGCTAGAGAGTCTTGTCATGTCAGTTCCTTATCGTGTAGTACGGATGATTTTTTGATATATAGCTTCGTTTAGAGCAATGGCATAATCCACCGCTTGCTCTGGCGAGATTGTATTAGCATGGTTACGCGCAATCTCATGGGCTAATGAAATTGCGGTAATCCTTTGCTGTGTAAACCCAAACCAATCTTTTCGTTCACTAGATTGAGTTATCAAATAACTCAACAAGTCACTCGTATCTTGTATTTTCATGTTTAGTCTTTTGTTGTGGTCTTTGATGGCGTGTATGGGTTGTATTTCATCAGAAGGGCTAGAGCCACAGCTTCAGCAGTATCTGCTTGTGCGGTAGTACCAGCAACTTCAGCAGCATCAACAGGCAAACTACGGGCGACAGATTCAATGTCGCCGTAAGTGCCAACGATGATCTCAATGGCTTCTGAGACTTGCATTATGTGTTCGACCAGCCGTACTGGTTGCCCCGTGGGTGAACAGTAAATGTACACTTGGCTTCAGCACCGGGAGCAGCATCAATTTGAAACTGACTCACACGACCGTTAAAAGCATATGCAGTAGTTGTAGCGCCATCAGTAGCGGCCACAACAAAAGTGCGGTCAATCACGCCAGAAGCAGCATCACCACGAATCAACAACAAAGCCGCATCAGATGGGTTCCAAGCAGCAGTAATGGTCAAACTGGTAGGAGCAGACTGAGTTGGGATTTTGTCCGATTGACGCGAACCAGCAACCATAAATGATGCCACGGCATCATCTTGACCGAAAGCTGGAACAGCCTCAACAGGCAACAAAGTACCAGAAGCGCCAGTACCGTTTGCGACAGTACCAACAATGGTGGCTACTTGAGCCGTCCACACAGACAAATTAGCGGTTGTCAGTGCGGTAGGGGTAGCGCCAGTTTGCATCCACATTGATGCGCTAAAACCGGGAAGAATTTTATTCGGTGCAGCCATGATTACTCCTTATGCGTTGTTAGACCAACCATACTGGTTACCGCGAGGGTGAACAGTAAAGGTACATTTAGCTTCAGCGCCCGGAGCAGAATCAATTTGGAATTGACTTACACGAGCATTGAAAGCGTAATAAATGATGTTTGTGCCGTCAGTTGCAGAAACAACAAAAGTACGATCAATAACACCAGAAATGGCATCGCCTCGCATCAACAACAAGTTGGCATCCGAGGGATTCCAAGCTGCGGTAATGGTCAAGCTAGTAGGCGCTGATTGGGTTGGAATCTTGTCCGACTGACGCGAACCAGCAACAGAGAAAGATGCAACAGCGTCATCTTGTCCAAAAGCGGGTACGGCTTCAACAGGCAGCAAATTACCAGATACGGCAATTGCGGCAACACTAGCCACCGTTGACAATGCAGAAGTTGCCAAGGCAGTTGGAGAAGAAGTAGGTTGGCAGTAAAGTGCCGCGCTAAATCCGGGCAAGATTTTGTTTGGGAGAGCCATTTTAGTTCCTTAAAGAGTTAAACAAATATCTTATGCTGGAATGTCGAGTGTGCAATCAAGAAAAATCTGTGCAAGTTTTTCATCGTTGTTATAAGAGTTGTATAACCAAAATACATCGGCTTTTGATATTTGAAAACCATTTGTATTCCCGCCAAACAACCCACTATAACCATGCAGAGATTGTAATATCTGATTGGAAATTGTAAAACCGTCTTCAATTACTTGTGTAAAAATAGAGATTTGAAAAGTTGGGCGGTCAATTCCTTTAACCGATTGAACTGGCCCTGTATAAACTGGTTGATGAACATTTCGTAGCATCCATGTTATGAATTTGGGCTGTGATGCAAAGTTGCGGTTAAACGCTGCATATACAGGCACAGGCGAAACAATACTGTTCAGTTGATACTGAATAGCCTTTGCATATTGAACCGGATTCTGTTGTGTTGCCATTTAAACCGCCGTTACAGGGTCTGTACGGTAACACATAATGACAACACTCATTCGGTCATCAGCTTCACGGGCATTATCAATACGCCAATCGTTTCCACGCCATGTAATTGAATACAAATCTTGCCTGTCAACGATTGATTTAATATTCGGTGTGTAGTTCAAAGTGAAATTCACTAAGTCTTGATACAACCGATATTTATCAGCAATCTTTAAACTGTTAGCAACAGAATGAACACGCGCACGGGTATCAAACCACTTGGTCTGAGTAGTTGATTGTTCGCCAAAATCAGACTCACCAAAAGTAAGATTGTTTACAGCGATATTTTCAAACCGTGCAATTGCCATTTATAATACCTATTGCTCACATTATTAATGGTTTATATGGGCGCAAAAGTGCTTCAACACCAAATGGAATCTGCTTCAATTTGGTTTCTGTTGTATCACTACGATTGTTGTACAAATGAGTCAACAAAAGCAATCCAGCTTGTTTAATTACAGGATAAGCGGAAATCGGATTGGCTACGGTTGAATATTCAATGACTAGCGGGGCTGTCATCACAGTGTTGATGTCAGTAGGCAAGCTGCTCACAATTACTTTATTGCCAGAAGCATCATAGTAATAATTCGGGCTTGTTACGATAACAAACGCTGGAGGAAATGAATCATTCCAATAGCCAACAGAATTTACAGTCACTCCAGATTGTGCTGGATTGGTGTTTTGACTAACTTCTGGCAAATCAAGACTGATAGGTGACGCAGCAAGGCTCTCAGAACCGTACCAGACGCGATAAGTCACAGGAAAGATAGATAGACCAAGGAAATCCTCAATAGCTTGTCTAGTGGCTATTCCAAGGCTTGTGATGTACGCATCCTGACTTGTATCATCAAACAAGTTCAGTTGATTGGTCATTTCATCAAGTGTCAACCATGCCGTAGTGTTATCACGGCCAATCTGTTCAAACTTTGTGTAGTTGAATGGATTGCGTGTCTGCGCCCCGAAAGGCGCAGCGTATTGATAGTTGTCAAAACTCATGGTTTAGATACCAACAAGTCGGATGCCAGCGAACGGGTCGCGCACGGTACTTACCAAACGTTTTTCAGCATACAGCACCGTAAAACCGGGGTTTGTTTGTTCCATTGCTTGAATTGACATTTCTTCAACATCAGCAATAGTTACAAAACGGGGCCAGTTTGCCAAATAAATATTGAACTTGCCAGCACCAGTGGTTTGCATATTGGAATTTGGAATCACGGGGAAACCAAAAATATTGACCACAGCGCCACCGTCACCATCACCAACTTCAGGGAATTGTTTAATCAATGCCGCACCGCCAAGGCTTCGCAATTCATGTATTGTTTGTGGGTGCATCATCCATGCAGTGCCGGGAAGATTCCAATATTGCGATGGGAACAAACGAGCCATATCAACAATGTCAGCATAGGTTACTGCTGCCGCTGCTTGACTAAATGTTGCAATCGAATGGATACCGTTGGTGATTGCTGTGCCGCTTGACCCATAAGCCGATGCGCTTGCAGTGGTATACATATTCAAGCCACGCAAGCCGCTTGTTCCGCCAGTGGTAGTTGTTGTAGAGCCACTTTGGTCATTGTTTAACACCATTGAAGCGCCTTCAATAGCTGCAAATTCCAGCATCAAATCTTCAACAAGTGTTTCATTTAAATAATTTACATCCGACATTACCGCCGAACGAATTGGCAATTGAGCAGCCACCACACGGGTAGGCAATTGCCAAATTGATGTATCTGTATTTGGAGTACCGCTGTTGGGGGTAAATGTATAACCCCAAGGGTTTGTTTGATTTGCCGCATTACCTGTCTTTGCTACAAACTGAACGCTTGAGCCAGCAGCAGGGATAACACGCGACATTTCACGAATTGGGTTTGCATATCGCAAAGCAGCAAACGCATTATCAAAGAAAGTACGACCGCCAACCCCGTCACCAGAGCCTGTAATTCCAGACGCTTCGCGCAAGTCAATCGTGACTTTGTCGCCCGTCTCAAGTGTTTGTTTAATGCTTGTCAGGATTCGTTCGGTGATTTTCATGGTTCGTCCTTATGATGGAAAAAGGCAGGGGACGAATCCCCCGCCATCTTTACCTGATTATCAGGTCGCAGTGCCAGTGGAGCGATAGCGCACCAAAGCATTAGGGTCACGAACCGAGGTTGCCAAACGCTTTTCCCCGAAAAATGTAATATATCCGGGTTGTGTTTGGTCGTAGCGGCGCATAACCATGTTCAGACGATCAATGATGGTGTGACCGCGAGTGAAGTCACCAAAGTACATCGGGAACAGGCTAGAAGTACCAGCCGAGCCAGTTGTCGCTTGCGATGGGTTGTCCAGATACTTGTTCACGACAACATCAAAGCCCAACAAACGACCAACAATACCGTCAGTTTCCAAAGGCGACATACGCTCAAACACTGGAGTGCCGTTGCTATCAGTCAAACCACGAATCTGAGCCAACAGAATCGGGTTAATCATGAACTTAGCACTGGCAGTCCAATATTGCTGAGGCAATTGATAGATGAAGTTCACAACGTCTTTGTAAGTGATGTTTGCAGCACCAACAGTGTTCACGTTAGAAGTCAACTGGTCATAAGTTGCCAAGCTATGCAGACCGCTAGTAGAGCCAGTACCAGAAGTACCAAATGCAGCCACGGAACAAGTACCGCCAGCATAGGTTGCATTAGCGCCAGCGTATTGGTCAAGACCGCGCAGACCAGCAGTGCCACCGTATGTATTAGGCGAATCAGTCTGATCGTTGTTTTGAATCATTGATTGGGCTTCAACTTGAGCGAATTCCATCAACATATCGTCAACCACGTTAGCTTCCAAGCCATCAATATCGTCCAAAGCAGCGGTACGGATTGGAAACTGAGTGTTCAAGTCTTGCAAAACGAGTTGCCAGATGCTTGTGTTTTCAGTTGTAGGCGAACCGTTGTTCTGGATTGGGTAACCCCAAGTAGCACCAGCGTTACCCGTTTTTACGCGAAACTGGTAGCTAGAACCATCAGTAGCAACAGTGCGAGACAGACCACGCATGGGGTTAGCCAAACGCAGAGCAGCAAACACAGGGTCATAAGCGGTACGACCGCCTTTACCGTCACCACCAGCAGTCAGAGCCGAGGCTTCTTTCATGTACGCTTCGGCTTGCGATTCGTCAGCAAAGATTTTCAGCTCAGTCTCAACACGGCCACCATTTTTGTGGAAAGTAGCGAGTTGTTCTTTAACAGAACGGTTCACATCTTTACGCACAGACGAGGTAGGAGCCTTGATAAACTCAGGCATTTGAATAGAAGCAACTTTGGCTTCCAGAGCAGAAACCATCTCTTGCATTTCAGCTTTAACAGCTTCAATAGCAGCAGGGATTTTGGCTTCAACGGCAGACACTGCATCGGCTTGTTTAGCTTCGATGGCATCCAATTTGTCGAGAATAACTTGGGACATGATTTAACCTTTTAGGCGTTGGTCAAGGAGTTTAAGAAGTTCACGTTGCTCAAGAGCAGCAATGATCTTCGCTTCGGTTGCCTCCGCATCAGAATCGCTCTGACTTGGCGCACTTTCAATCGGCTCTTTTACAGCATCACGCTGTTCAATTACCGACTTGAACACAGATGCGGCGGCAACCGACATCTGCTTGGACAGACCTGCATCCCGCAAGGCTTCTTCCAATACTTTTAAATCAGCAGAACCATCTGGACGGAAATATTCCAGTTTCTTGACTTCTGCTGCGGGGTTGTTTGGGTACATAACAATGCTGGTTTCCCGTAGGCCACCTTTGGTAATCTGAAAATAACCTTCATCTGCCAAATCAGCCGAACCCATAGTAAATGGAGTTCCGTCTTCTTTGACCCATTGATATTCTTCAGCAAATGCGCCAACAGAAACTCCACCAAACATGGTTGGAGATTCGCACATTACTTGATAAAGGTCTGAGCCTTGAGTTGTATTGAGATACAAGCGTCCAGTACCACTCATGCCAGTTTCATCCATTTCAAACTGAGTCCATTCACCAACAGGAACGGCATCAGAATTATGGTTTACATACATTGGCAATGGTCGGCCTAAATCAGCGAATTCTCCAGCCCAATCCATAAATCCTTCTGGTGTATAGAAAAATTTACGTCCATCAGCGCCTTCACGAGCGCCCCAAGTTGTAAAACGGGCTTCAATCTTGCCAGTTGGCTCTCCGCTGGCAGTCTTCTCTGTCAGGTTGAGTTTGGCTTCGCATACTAGATGGATTTGTTTCATTTATTGCCCCTAAAGCAATTGATTGGTCATTGTCTTGTATTTTAGGGGGATGCCCTTCAATAAAAGGCAGCTTTATTCTAGGTCGTTTGACCTGTTTTGCCAATACTACCAGATATTTTGTATCTGAGTTCATATTATCAGGTTTTCCCGATATTCATTTTGCGCTTCTGGCTACCACCACCGCCACCAGTATCTTGAGGCGATACTCCAGTTGCTGTATCTGCTGATTTAGCATCTTTAACCAATTCATCCCCCCCTTCAATATTGGCACGGCCAAGATATTCACGGGCTTCATTTGGAGTCAAAATGCCATTAGATACGCCTTGAACAGCAAAGTTCATTTGGTCTAAAGGCGCACCTTTTAGGAAATCCTTGGTATCAAACTCAATTTTCAGCGATGGATAACCCTGTAAAAGATGCTGCTGCAATTTCTCTTGGATATTAACCAACATCGGATACATGGAAGTTTTGTAAAACTCATCAACAACAGTTTGAGTATTGTTGTATTTTTGGTCGTGGATGCCAATCATGCTTGGCGGCACACCAAACAAACCACAAATACGCTTCATGGTTTGCTCTTTTAAAGCGGCAGCATCGGCATCTTGCAGCGTCAGCATGGTCAAAGGCGTGTACTTCATACCTTGGTCAAGCAACATTGATTGCCCGGGCTTAGAAGGGTCTGCCTGACGGGAGCCAGTCATGTTATTCCATGTTTCTTTCAGTCGAGCAGCAATTTCCTTGAATTTGCCATCAGGAATAACCGCATCAGTTGTAAACATACCAGAAGGCTTTGCGCCATTCTGCATAACGTAGTTAGCATACAAATCAATGTCTTGGTCAAGCGCCACCAACTCAGTTGCCAAAATTCCTTTGTTAAAACCAGCAGAACCTTGCCATGCGGCCTCTTTAACGTGCATGATCTGATGAGCTTTAAGTGGCTCATCACGCGAAAAACCGTAGCTTGGCGTAGATAAACGATAAGACGGGTATCGAGTCGGTGTAATGCTTACAGCAATCAATGTGCTATCCATGATGTACATCTCAAGCGGAGTTTCCATTGCACTTGCTTGGTCTTTTCTCCACCAAAGGGTAAAAGCCTCACCAGAAAGTTCTAGCCACATAATCCATTGATACCAAAACTCATATTTGCTTTGGAAGTTGTTTGGGCTTGCCAATAACTTAGCAACTTGTTTGGCTTTGGCTTTATCTCGCGCACCAACATCAGAATTTGTGATGGCATTTGAATATTTGCCGTCATCCATTTCACACATTACATTGATTTGAAGTTGAGCCAAAGCACGGGCCTTAATACCAATACAAGACATGATTGTGCTGTTTCGAGTCAGTACAGACATATCGACAGGACGACCAGCATTGGTCGTACTAGCGGTCGTGACGTACAGAATCTGAGTATTTACATTAGGGGTTTTATTATTGCCTTGGAAGACAATATTGTTACCCAAAGCCGTTTGGCCAAATAATGTGTTGCTTTCAGATAAGCCTTTTTTACCCTTGAAAATATCAAACATTCCCATGATTAGCTCCTATTTGCCAATACTTTACCACTCTAATGACCTAAAGCCAAATGATTCGCCAACAAAAGCGTTATCTAAATGACAATGCAAAGCCATAATCATCGAAATAATCCCGTCTACTTTGGCAGATGGGTCGGCCTCGTTCTTTCTCAGTTTCACATTGGCGTTTACATCAACATATATTTCAATGTTAGAGATTTGCCACCCAAGGAACGGGTTGCCATCATGCTTAATTGCCTTCTTCAGTATCAGTTGTTCCGCTGTCTTGGACGGGTTCGATAAGACTGCCATACCTTGACCCACCTTTTTAACAGGAAGCCCGTAGCCGTAAAGGTTAGCCACCAAACTGGCAGCGTTATACGGGTCAAAGCCGATTTCTTTAACATCGTGTTCCTTACATTGGTTTTGTATATACGACTCAATCTCAACCATATCCGTTACGTTACCCTGAGTCAACTTCAATATTCCTGTTGAAATTGCTTGCTGATAAATTGGCAAATAATGGTTAGGAATGAAGTCCATTGATTCTTCAGGAAGGAAAAACTGGAACTTGGAGTAGAAGTCTTCTTCACTGTACCGATGCAAAGTACAAACGGCGTTCAAATCTCGACTATGAGCCAAGTCAAAAGCCATAAATGTTGCTTCTGGCTTATCGGCAGACATTGGCGCAGCCGATTCATCCCAAAACCGCCTGTCAATCCAAGCTGAGTTGGCAGATACATAAATGTTTAATTGCTTGCACAAAAACTCATTCAAGCTGGCAGGTTTAGCCGAGGCTTCTTCTGCCATATGCTGAATGTGAGCCTTGGTAACTGAGATACCTAACATGGGATTTGCTTTACCCCATACATCAGGGTTTGACCATTCATCACCCGGGTCAATGCCATAAAGCAACCCAAACCATCTAAAGTTGTCTGTGGCAGCGCCACGCAATATGGAGCGTAAATGAGTCAAATCTTCATAGAACTTTGTGTCTTTAGTGAAACTGGCCGTGGTCAGGTACATCCTTAATGGGTTCTTACGAGCGCCCATGCCAGAGTGCAAGACCTCAATAGAACCACGTTCTGTAATCTGAGCCGCTTCGTCAATCATGGCAACAGATGGGTTCTTACCGTCACCTGTCTTTCGGTTTTCCCTAGACAAAGCACGATAAGTAGAAGTCGAGTCTCCAGCTTTCTTCAGTTCATTGCGATACACAATAAACTTTGACTGAAACTCTATTTTCATTGATTCAATGATTGCTTTGGATGAATCAAAGCAAATAGTGGCCTGTTCCCGGTTGGTCGCCAGCGTAAACACCTCAGCGCCAGCATCACCAAATTGCAGTTCGTATAGCGACACAATAGAGGCAAGAGTTGTCTTGCCCGATTTGCGAGGCACAAACAAAATTACGTCCGTCACCCATCGGGTCGTAACATCACCTTTGGCTCGAAACGCATAAACCCCGGCTAACCAAAGAATCTGAAATGGTTGTAATTCAATTTGTTTTCCAGCATCCGGGCCTTTGACATGCTTACAGAACTTTACGAACCGTAGGACATGCTCAATCTTTTCGGCAATGAATTCATAAGGCGCATCCCTACGCTCCACCATGTCAAGGAATCTCTGGCAAGCCAGCTTTACATCCTCACACGCCTGAATATCACCCCTAGTTACACCTGCTGCATACTGAAAGGCAGACTCAAGCTGTGGCGAATAATTCATCTACGTCACTTACTTTGCTGCTGAATTTTGGACGGCCACGGGCCACCAATGCAAGTTCAGCCAATATCTTGACCGCCTTGTCCAACGATTCAGTGCGAATCTTGTACCAAGCACTTGGCGCTTCACCAGAGTTGTAAGAATACAAATGCCCATCAGATTGAATATTGATGTGAGCAGTAAGGAAACTATCTACCGTAATAACCAATATGCCAATCAGCAATTCGTCTGATGCCGTCAATGGGCCAGTTGAACCCTCAACTTCAGCACGGATGGCCGTCTCAAAAGTCGATGAGTCCCAAGTGCTTGGGTCTTTAAGGTAGCCAAGAATGTGGCGAGGTGGTTTTTTGGTCATAACGAGTTCCTTTGTGTCTTGTCATGGCTCAAGCGTACCACAAACGGCATCCGTACACCCCCTACTGACTTAGTACGTGTGCGTAATTGAC